GTTTCGCTTATTAATGCTTGAGTTTCATAAAACGGTTTTTCATATGCAAACTGTTTATCAACGTCCAATTCATTAGTATAATCCTTATTACTTAAAAGAATTTCATCTTTTGCTACAGTAGGAGTAACTAAAAAATTTATTCTACCTTCTTGCAAATTTCGCCTAAATGCATACGCCATATCACTATTTAATTGTTGAGTGGCATTTATTGTATAAATACATTCCTTCGCATTTGGGTCGGCAACAACACCCGAATATGTATCATTATTCATAGCTTTCATTGGACTATAATCAATTTGGCGTTCTTCATCGAATAAAACTTTTCCAAGATTAATTACAATTTGAGATCCTGAATTTCTGGCATCAACTACAAAATAATCAGCCTCAAAATCGTCAAATATTTCTCGAATTCGTATTGTTTGCAATGTTGTATCTCCACCTTTAGGTGCTTCTATATACGAATATTCTCTACGATAACCTTGTTTTATTTGTAACTCATCATCGCCATTTGAATATGTCGTAGCTTCTGGAATTGCCCTAATACAACAATAAGCAGAATTATCATTTTTATCTCCAGCGACAAATGCAAAGTCACATGATACGACTCTAATTTCACCATCCAATTTTGGAATGGCATATTTATTCTTGTTCTTTAATCTTACATCGTCATTATTTCTTGGATAGAAGACCCTCTTTAATGCTTGATTTTTTAAAAGAATATCATATGTGAAAAATGCCGATGCATTTTGTTTTGGACGCAAATTCAAAAATTCTATTGCAAATGTAATAGGATCTTGTTTTTGTTTTTCTAACTGCATTTGCTTTTGCGTTCTAATATTATGTTTTAATGTTATACTTTCATCAAAAGCTAACACGCAAACATTCTTATCATTCAACATGCCTTTAAAATTAGGATCAACAATTTTTTCCCAAACCCAATGACCATCAAACCATGATGAACTTATATAAACATCTTGAGGGTCTTCCTTCAATGCTTCAATAGAAGAATAACAAGCCTCTAACATATAGGGAGCTTGCCTAATTGTTTGGAATGGTGAAATAACCGAATTATCTACATCTTGTTCAATCTGCATGCACTCTTCACGTACAGCGACATGGGATCGTAGACCTCTTGCAAATTTATTTGCAGTAAACACCTTAATGGTACTTCCATTTTTAAAATACACAACAGATTCATTTTGGCTGTCTTTTATACTACGAATTTCTTTACGTAGTGCAGGAGACATTTCCATAAGTTCATTAACAATTTTCTCAGAAATTATTAATTTACTTTGTCCACGGGTAGCCGAACCTAAAACAATACGGGAATATGGACGAGTTATCGCTCTACAACAAGAGAATAGAGCAATAATAAAACTTTTTGCCGCAGCACGAGATGCAATAATAGCAATGAGTTGAGATATACCCATAAAATATAAAATTATTGCTTGATAAAAATGTAGTTTAATGCCAAGATAATCGGTTGCCAATCGATGGAGATTCCTTCTAAAAAACGTATTCCACAATAAAACATGGTCTACATTGTCTGGATTACTAAGATAATGAGTAGATGGGAATTTTTTGTATAGATTTTTTTGCTTATCGTCCGCATATTTAAATTGTTTATTCATCTATACCATCATCTTCCTCTACGTGATATTCTTTATCTCTTTCGTTTGTTCCAAACATCAAATTTTTCAAAGGTCGTTTTACAAACCTATCAAAGTAATCACCAATATTATCAAAATCTTTATACAGTGTTTTATCTTTATAATACTCTTCAGGTGTATATTGAGAAATTGCTGCAAGAGTAACGCCTAAACATTCATCATTACTATTATCTTTTTCTTCTATTGTCCTAAGACCTGCCTGTTTAAATGTCTTGCTATATTGCTCAACAAGAGAAGCATATTCCTTGGAATCGCCTGATTGCAAAGCATGAATTTTTAACATATTGATATTGCATAAATCTTTAATAAAGATTTCTTGATTATTATCACAATTCGGATTATTTTTTTTCAACATACGGTAATGTTCATCAAGATTTTTATAGTCTTGTTCCGTGAATCCAATACCCCATCTGTCAACAGCAGAAGCGGAAATTGTTGAAGTTTCTGATTTTGCTTGCTCACGAGATGTAATTATTTCACTTTGCTTTTGCAAATAATGATATTTCATAGAATCGAAATATGTTTTGCCGATATTTGCAACTTGTCCCAAATTTTTCTTCGCACCATAATGGCTAATACGTGATCTATCTGCTGATATTTGCTTTGCTGCTTTTAGTCCTTCAATATCGTACACCCAACCAAATTGCATACAAAAATATTCGATTGCCTTACTTTCATTACCATTAAATAAATCAACAAGCTTATAATAGTAAGCATCTCTACATGAATTACAAATAGGAATATAGCCATCATTGCTTTGCCATAATACATCTGCTGATTTAGAAAAGTGATTTTTCTGTGTATCCCAAGAAGCACCACAACAAGTACATTTATATTTTTTTTCCGTCATTTGATTAGACTTTGGTATTCTAACATCGACATTAACATCTAAATTAAGAGGAGCGTCCATTTCTTCACGAATGCTTTCTTCTCTTGATTTTATTCCTGCCAAATAGATATTCCTCCTTTTCAACTATTTTTTATCTCATTTTTACTAGTCACGTCCCATCGAAAGAACTTAAAAACGCCGACCGTTTATGACCATATATAATTCGCCTCAAAATAAGAGCCATCATATAGTGATAGCTCTTACTTGAACAAATTCTCAATCTCTTCATTGGAAATTGGTTTAATATTTTCTCCATCGCCATTCAAAACTTCAAATGATTTTATACCGTCTTTATCTTGAATAGTTACTCTATGACCACCGTCAATGTCCTCAACTGAAATAGTAGGGGATACTCCGTCTTGTCCTTTAATAGCACCAAGACCCTCGGCGGTTTCTTTTGTGTATTTCTTTGCAGCCGCAAGTGTTATAATGTCCATTTTATACTTCCCACCATTTCTTATTTTCCTCGTCATACATAAATGTATTTTTTGTGTCCATTTCATAGTATGTACTTGAATTTCCTATGAAAATATCATCAAACTTCTCAATTGGTTTTTCGTCAGTTGATAAGCCATACAATTCAAGCCAAACTCTGTTTTCACGATTTCCGTATTTATTTAAAGTTATCATCATTGATTCCTTTCGTAATATGACAAAAGAGCAGGGGGGTACCTACTCTTTCTTTGTTGATTTATTGTTTGTTAAATAAATGCCTCATCGGCATCATCAGAATCTTCTCGGATTACATATATTTGAGTTGTTTCACTACTTTCGTGTCCCAATAACTTTTGTGCCGTTTCTAAACTTCTGTGATCATGACAAACAAGATTGGTCGCTCTACTTCGACGGAAGTTATGCGGCGTACATCTACGCCCTACAATTTCTGAAATTTCGCCGATACACCAATCGTTAAATGTTCCTTCTCCGACTTGATGAGTTTCACCATTCTTTTGTTTAATAACAAACATATAAGGACAATCATCTTCTCCACGAATCTCAAGCCATTTCTTTAAAGTATCCATAACATCTTGTCCAAACTGAAGATGACGAACTTTTCCAACAGAACTACGTCCCTTGCAACGAATTTCATGTGTTTTATACGACACTGATTCAACCTCTTGTTCTTTTCCGTTTTCATCAATGATTGTAACCATTTTTCTTTTAGGTGTGTAATTTACAACTTCCTTTAATAATTGTCTTGATTCTGCTCGTCTACAACCTGTTGAATATGTAAATTTTACATACGCAAGCTTTTGCCATTCTTCACGTTCTTCTAAAACTTTACACAAGTGTTCTATTTCCTCTGGAGTTAATGGCTCTTTTGTATAAACCCTTCCTGTTTTGGGAATTTGCATCTCGGAAGTAACATAATTGCGAAATTGCGGATAATCGTCTTCGTAAAAATTTTCAATAAATTTATTAAAAGCACTCACCGATGACTTTTTAAACTTTATTCCCGATTCTGAAAATCCTCTAACAGCGAGCCAATTTAAATATCTTAAAAACTCTTTCTTACGAATTTCTGTACAATTTTTATCATGTAAATTGTTCTTCACCCAAACGAAAAATATCCTCAATGCACTACGATAGGCAATTAAACTTTTAGGCGAAAGATGCACTTGATTGTTAAGATAATCTTCTACCATATCTCGATTGAACTCATTTACTGTTAGCCATTCTTCATCAGTTATTTCTTCTGATCTATTCGCAGGTTTACCATCCATAAAAATCACTTCCTTCCTAAATTAAAACAACAAGTTTAACTAATTTTCTTTTTGACATATGCATTTCTTAGAAATTGTTTAGAATAGTCCAATTCCCCGGTTGTATTTCTGATTTTAACCCAATCAATATTATTCTGATAGAAATGTTCGATTTTCTTTTTTAACTCCAAAGACGGATTGGTCAATATATTTTCAAAATTCTCTCTAGTTAAATCACATGGAAATAAAATAAAATAGATAAGATTATTAGATTTTAATAAAAATTCTTTTTTAAATAATTTTTGTCTATATCTTTCTTTTGATTTACTTCGAGATATAGCTTTGTTAGCATAAAACCAAGTTTTATATTCACTTAAAATACCTGCAATCTCTATGTAAATTATTTTCCCGTCTATGTGTATGACATAATCACAGTTCATATTGCCTTTGTAATTTGGAATAAATGTCGAATACTTTACATCCCTAAAATAATCAATATTGTATTTTAGTCCCTTTTCTTTTAAATATTTAGAAAACATATATTCAAATTGACTCGTAACATGTTCATTGTCTGAAAAGGTGAAATTTATCCCACATCCTTGCTTCCCAAATGAAATGTTATATTGTTCAAATATTTCTGATAATTGTTTAGAGTAATACTTCTTTGCATATTTTTCTAAAGTGTTATAATTACTCCAATTAGAGTGAGCATTGATTTCTCTAGTTGTAATAAAATTTCTTCCATCACTCCTAATAAAATCGCATATAGTGGCAATCATGTCATCAAAATCTTCTTTCGATAATTGTTTATCTATCATTGAATCTATATTTATTTCCAATCCTAAATCCTGTTTCATTTTATTTAAAGAACCCCAAATATTACGTATCATTTGAATGCTTACTTGTCCATACTTATAACCTCTAAAATCATCATACATAAGAGGTCTATCGTATTTCTTTGCCATATCTAATATTATTGCAGTACATTGCTCTTTTGTCATGTGTCTTGTGTAAAGTCCAGCCCATTCTTTAAACGTGTCAATATTATTAACAGTTTTATCAGGACAATTATTTACAAACCATCGTATATTTGGCAATTTGTATTTTTTACAATTATCGCCCTGAGACAGAAGATACAAATTGTTCCCAATTTGCGGATTTTCGTGAATTGCTTTTCTTAATCCTTCAATATATTGATCATAATAATTTACATTAGGAACTGATAATTCATAACAATTTATCTTCGCCAACTCATCATTTAATGTTGTGCCGTATCTTCTAAATCTATCCAACATTGTGCTATATGTAAATGAAAAGCCGTTTTCAATTGTATATTCATTATTTTTAGGAAATCTATTATTTTTATCATAAAAATTTTTTAGTGAATCAATAATATGTTCTTTTGTTAACCCACTAGCATAATCACGATGTTGAACGTCACATGTACATAAATACATGCCATTTCTTTCAACATTTTTTCTGTATTTTGAATATTGAATACTCTTAATATTGTTACAATTAGGACAATCGCATTTTACATTAACATATACATTAGATGATTTTGGTAAATCTTTTGCTTTTACTTTTATTGTAGTTCCTTGTGGAATTACCCATTTATAGTTCTTTTTTATTCTTGGCATTATATAGCCAAGTCCTTCATAATGCGTGATTAGTCTATTATTTAATTCTATTTCAACTTCTTCATTTATCAATCCCATAAAATATCCTACCTTTCTTCCTACCATTTGATAATATATAGAATAGGGAAGAGTGGTAGGAACTCTATACAAATCGGTAGCTACTCCGACTTGCCCTATTCTAAATACGTAATTAATCGTCAATCTAATTGAATGACGACCTACTTTCATATTCTCCGTTTCATAAACGAAAAACATAACATTTCGAGCAATCAAGGAATTGAACCTCGACAAAGAAGCCATTTTGCCCATAGAAAAAGAGTGTGCAATTTCTCACACACTCTCACAATTCATATAGTTCACCAACCGAATATTTCACGAATTCTGTCCATTTCCGCAAAATATTCATCCATATGATTCAGATTGTCTCTTACTCTACCAAGTAAGTCTTTAATCTCATCGTCTCTCAAATTTGATTTAACAACAACATACTTACCGTCGTCAATATCATCAACCAACTCATCTTCATAATCTTCTTCAACTTCGTCAGCATAATCCACTTCATATACTTCCGTATTTTTATTTAAATTACAATGAATCAGTTTTGACGAGCAATCACTGAAAATATATAGTACCTCACTATCATAATTGAAATACTTACCATTTCTCTTAGCCGGTTCAACGAAAACCTCATAATCATTATTGATAGACAAAATATATTCGTCGTCATAATCAATCACGCCACTCAAACCTATCTCAAGTGATATGAAGTAAACATCATCATAACGAGCCAATTCTTTTATAATTGGTTCAATATCTTCATAATGTCCAATTACCGATATATTCTTAAATATTTTTGACTGATGATCAAGTTCAAATATAATATCATCAGCCAAAGTTTCCATATCATCTACTATGTAATTCTTCATATGTTAAAACCTCGCTATTATTCGTTAACTTCTCTCTTAAATGTTGAACTAAACTTTGCCTTTGGAATATACTTTGATGGCACGGCGATAGATTCACCAGTCTGAGGATTTCTTGCTGTTGTTGCTTCCTTGTATACTTTCTCCAACTTTACAAAACCAGTAATATCAACAACACCTTCTGTCAAAATGCCGTCCTTTATAATATCAATAACTGAACCAACAACTTCTGTTGCTGCCTTCTTTGTTACATTGTTCTTTTCTGCATATACTGCAATAATATCATTCTTTTTCATAATTAATTTTCCTTTCGTTCTTTACAATTATTCTTTTAATTTAACTCAATAGGATAGTAACAAACTACTCCATTTTTATTACACACACATACCATCTGTGATGCCTTTCCCGACAATCGTTTCTCAATCGTATATGAATCTCCACTTCCTGCAAGACTACCTCCACGAATCATTTTTATTCCATTTGTTTCATCTACTGCACAAGTATGAAGATGTCCATACGTAATTGCATATGGAATATATCCAAGATACATGCATAAGTTAGAAACACCATTCTTACTATATGCGTCCATATCGCCATGCACATTAATATAATCTTTACCTCGAATCTCCATCAAAGAAATACCGTTGTCGAAATTATTATTTAATATATGAAAATTTACTATATGTTTCAAGGATAAATTCACACCCCAAGTAATCAAATCATCCAATCTTTCATCGTGCAACGCTTCTTCTTTTTTGTCAATTCTTGAGTGGTTGCCTACAACACTTGACATATAAACTTCCGCAAAATGTTTACTCAATTCATAACAAAAAGAAGAAATCAATTCACTGGCAATTTTAATTTGCTGAATAACGTTTTCTCTATTAGTGACTTGAATTGTTTTATGAATATTTCCACTCAACATATCACCTTGCAACGAAATGAAACAGTTTTCAGAATTGTATAACTGACGTATTGCTATAATCTCGCTTAATAACTGACTTAATCTTCCCTTAGCAATATCAGAATTATAATTGCCCCAAGGAGAAGAAAAGGTTTGTCCAATGTGGAAATCACTAAGAATTACAAGTATGTCGTTATTAGAGGATATATTTACATCACCATGCTTTTTAAAATTCACTTTACCTTGCGAAAGCAATTGTTCTTCCAACAAGTCTAACTTTTGTTCCACACGGGCATCAATATAATTTTGCTTTTGCCAAGCATTTCGTTCATCTCTGAATTTTATCTTCTCACGTTCCAACTCACGCTTTTGCAACTCAATCTCTTTAAGTTGCTCACTTGACTCACTAAACTTACTTTGATTAGCATTCAGCATCTTCTGAAATGATTGAAATTTCTTACGGTATGTACTTTCTCCAAAATCATTTCCTGTCAACCGATTAATAATCGACGCTACGTCAGACCAAGTACCAATAATATCTTTTTGTGAACATATTCTATAAATTAGTTCTTCATCTGTTTCATCTTGAAGTCGTTCAAATTTAATAACGTCCACCGCCCTTACGATTACTCGTTAGCAGGAATCTCATCGTCCTGCTTAATGGTAAGAGAAATACCACTTATATGATTCCAGTCCGCCAACAACTTGTCCAATGAATATACTTTTATATCATCTTTTGTTGTTTCAGTGATTGTCATATCTTCCATGTTGATTTCCGCATTCTTTAGAGAAATCGCCTTTGTTATCTTTGCCATATCAAATTAGTCCTTTCAAATATAATTTTTTAGCCTTATCAGCATACATATCCTCGATATATACACGACCAGCACCGCCTTTTGTTCTGTAATGCCCTACAACAAAATGTGTTTCAGGGTCAATATAACCATTCGAACTTCTGACGATAATGCCATTTTTAATGAGGATATTCAATTCTTCTTTGGAAACGGGTTTAATTGCCTTTCACTTCTTTCTATTAAATTTGCCACAAGGGGCGTACATTTCTTTTGTAAGTGTGAAATGCTCAATGAAATATCACTTAATGGGGGCAGGTAGACGAATTGCACGTCTATCATAAGATAATGAGTCTTATATGCTACTTTTACACCAACCTGCTATATTTTTGCACAAAAAAAGAGCCAGTTAATATAACTGACTCTAACTGTATTTTCTTTATTAAATTAAGGTGTATGCCAACTATCATCAATTTCTTTCGGAGCAAAGAAACCTTTTATACAATTTGGATTACGAATACAGATTTGAATATGAGACTGTTCTCGAAATCCAGAGGTCTCATAGATAGGATTGCCTTCTAAGAAAACTCCTCTGACAGAATCATAAGGTCTTAAACCATTATCTTTCATATCTTTATGCAGATCTTCTATAACAGCACAATCCAAATATCGTAATAATAAATCATTGTTACCTTTAACATTTTTATTTTTCGGAGTAGGTTTATCAAGAATAGACATTTTAGCAGTGAAAAGTTCATATTGCAACTTTAACATTTGTATATTATAACTATCAAGTAAATTCAAACAATATCCCAAATCAATCACTGCACCAATTACAGCTGGTTTCTCAATTTTTAATTTAGGATTAGTCATTCCACAAGTAGCCCATTCCCATGCACGTTCCAAATTTTGCTCCCAAAAGTACATTCCATTACCTAACCAATCATATTCATTTGTACTAGGCTTAAATGGTTTATGCTCATATAATATTTTATTAAAAACTTCTTGGTCACAACCATGAAACCCAATAATTATGTTTGGGAGAGTAGAATACATCAAATGAGATTTTTCATTAGTATTATTCATACTGCTATTCCTCGTCACGATAAGGTATAGCCAAATCACCATTCTCATCTAAAATGCCTGCACGTTGTAATTCTTCGATTATTGGCTTCGTTTGTATTCTTTTACCTTCTTTTTTTCTTCGTTCTATTGCTCTTAATTGAGCAAGTCGTTTATTTTGTTGTTTAATAAAGGCATCCGTTTCAGCTCTTTCAAATCTTATAATTCTTTCAATAATTACAGGCATAATATCACCAAATCTTTCATTCTCGCTCGACATACATTCATCTCCTTTAAAATCAATGAATATATTATATGCCGAAAAATATAATTTATCTCTTCCATCTCTATAATACCACAATTTAAAAGAAAATACAAGAATAATTCATTAATAATTAAACTTCAAATTAAAAAGAAACGGGATTGCCACTGGTGAAATATCACCAATGGCTTTGAATTTTTATTCAATTACGCAAATAGTAGTATTATTACTTATAAGCATATTGATTTTACATTCATTAATCCAACAAATGCTTTATAATGAACACAAAACAGACCTTCGCCTTACAAACACAAAATCGTACCAATATTCAGTCATTATCTGCTATAGTCTGAGCAATAAGGAGCTACCTCATTACTTCTATAGCAATGCATTAAGCATCAAGAATAAAGAGGACTGATTACCTCTATCTTTCACCCATGTCATTCAGAAAAGATTTTTTGTTTATAAATTCTTCTATTATATGTGTTTTATTTTAATGTCGATTTGGGCTACTCGGACGATAAACAGGGCTTATACACACATTTCTGCGTATCAACGACACAATTGGCTTATTTGGATTTTCTCTACAATCTTGCACAGTTCCACCTAGCAAGCCTCAAGATTCTTCTCACCGAGTGAGCGTCTATTATACCAACGTCCTGAAATCTACTTTTTGCTGCGATAATGTTTTGCACTTATATTTGTTATTGACAGTTTCCGTCTACTTGATATATCTCACAATATACCAAAAGTACCTACACAAAAGTATCCTTCTATGTCAATACTCAACGTTCATATAATCTCGGCATGGTGACTAACCAATCTGCACCGAGTTATCTTGTGTCCATAACAAAGCATTCGTTGGATTCATTTTTTACGTTATGTGTCAACAAGACATAATAGCCAAGTCGGCACATAACGATATTTTCAGTTACTTTGCTACCCATATCTTATATATACACACATAAAAATGCTCACAAATGGCTTAGGCATGCGGAAAAGTAGGATTTTCTATTTCGCTACTTTTCGATATTTATATGCGTTATTGCGTTTTCGATATTTTTCTTTAGCATTTGCACATTTCTCGCAATACATTTTCTTATTATTAGTGCGTACAATCATATCTCCACATAATTTACATCGAATATAACCTTTTCGTGAATTCTGAGGTAATCCATAATATCTTTTTTGATATTTCATTAATTCTCCTTCTAAGGTTTTATTAATGTAACCTACATAGAAGTGGTCTTCTGTCATAAAATCATATATGTTATTTAATTTTGTTTTGTCCTCAAAATCTTCAATTAACCTGCAATTATCAAAAGCTTTTCTTAAAAAATCTTCAATTATTTTTTTATATTTAACCCAACTTAAAGACATTTTTTCTTTTTGTAACTTAATCTTTAAATTATTGGCAGCATCCATTGCATCATCAATGATTGTTGTTAATTCTGAAGAATCCATATCCACTCCATGTAAATAATCATAATACAATTTTTTGGGGGTTTTAAGTAAATTCATATATTGTTCAGATAAAATAACATTTTTATCAAAATATCGAGTATATAGATTATTAATCTTTTGACGTATGATAGATTGCCAGTCTCCATTTTTCGTCATAACTTTATAATAACGATATTCGACTGATGACCATATATCAAATACTTGTCCTATCTCTGTATTTAATATATTCGGAGCAACAGAAAATGTAATATGTTTCTTGTATGTACGCCTTTTATTCTCTGAATGCCATATTGAATCACAAAAATTTGTGAAAATCTCATCTTTTTTAGAGAAATTGGCACTCTTATAATCTTCAATTATTTCATAAAGATAAGTATCATCACAACTGTAAATATGAATCACCTACCTCAAATTCATAATACTTACCAAGGTATTCATATGCACCGTCCGTATAATATGGAACTTCACGGATAGAGATATTTTTCTTTGGATTAGTATTATTTTTCAAATTTTCAATAATATATTCTCCGTAAGCAGACCACGCAAATGATTTACTGATTGAAAAAGAATTGTATGAAGTTTTTATAACATAATTTGCAATTGTCTCTTCATCAATACCAAGTTCTTTTGATAAACTATCTTTAAAACTATCAATAACTGAATTCAAATCGAAATCTTCATTTTTCAAATTCATATGTCTACGCATTGCCTCGGCATATTCATTAATGTATTTACGACATATCTTTATTACTTTTTTATCAGATAAATCAATATCATTGTTAACAATTAAGCATCGAGTATCAACTAAATCTGACAAACAATTATCCCATAGAATATTGTGTTTTTCCCAACTACATATGTAATCACATAATTCATTCATAGGGGAAGGGGAATGATATGCGTTTAAAGGGAGCTTATCTTCGGGTGCTTTATTTTTATTCTTTTCGACTATAGAGAAGTAGGTTTTTAATTTTTTAGGATAATTATATAATAGGAAATAGGGAAGTTGTTTTAAATATTTACGAAGACCTTTATTCATATGCCAACGAAAACCAGTTTTTAGAAAATCAATTTCTTTGCCTTGGAAAATTCGTAATAAAGAACAATAATCTGAATATAATTGCTTAACTTCATCATTGGTAGTGTATTTATTCTCAATGCCGGTAACAACATTTGTAATTTCACCTATACGATTATCACGTGTCATTACCTCATATTCAATAAGATTCTCTTTTGTATATGGCTTTGATTTTGCCGTAATTTTATCTTCAATATCTAAAATAATCAACTTATCAATTTTAGAATTTATGATAATAGGGTCATTACATAGTAAGAAAATATCTCCGTCAAAGTCAGCCCCGCCTTGTTGAGGTGCTGAAATATCATACATATTAAACATTACAACATCCTGATCTTGAAAATGTCTAAACCATTTGTTGATAATATCATTACGAACAATTTTTATCTTATTAACTTCAGAAGGGTCTACCAATGGAGAACGAAATGACACACAATCACCTTGTTCAAAATTGGCGCTATAAAATTCTCTTTCGTTTAAACAACCAACCGGTGTTAATCCTGCTGCATATTGTAAATATCCAATCATATCTCCGACGCCAGTATGATAAAATCCTGAACAATATATTTTCCCGACCTTTGCCTCATCAATAGCTTTTTTTAATTTTCTGTAAATGAACTGTTTGATAGCTGGATCTTTTAACATAACATCGTTGATTAATGCAGCCTCAAGATACTTACTGTCGGGTTCATAATTTTCAGTATCGTTTACACCCATAAATTTATAGGTATAAAATTTATCACCTTTAATAATTTTCTCGAATAAAGATGTAGTGTATTGGGCTATTTCAATTATTTTACCCTTATTATCACCGTCTAAAATATCATATTCTTTTTTATTTTTGTTTTCATAAGCCTCAATATATTTAGGATTCCACAAGTCTAAACATTGAAGATATTGAAAATTCATTCTGGTGTATTTATTTAAGTGTTTAACATGATGACTATATTTACTTATTCCAAGTTTAAAATGATATTTGGCTATTGTTTGCATATATTTTTCCCATGCATCATTACCATATTTAGATTTAAAAATTTTGTGACCTTTGAACATAGAAATATTCCAAATACAATCTATATCATCAACATTATGTTTACGACCATAAATATCAGTAATAAACTCATATCCCCATTCTTTCAAAATTTCACGGAATGGCACATATATAGAATAACCTTTTATAAAAGGTAATCTCACTTGAGTTCCTATGACATTATAATCCAAATTCAACTGTTTACTTATCTCTTGTGTAAATTCTAATTCGTGACAACCACATCCATCAAAAGGGGATAGGCGAATATCTCTATAACCTTCTTCTATTTCACGAGAAATATAAGATTTTATTTCGCCAGTGGCTTTATCAGTAAACTCTTTCTTTTTTTCTACAACATATTTGATTAATTGGTTGGAAAGAGTTTTTTCGTATTCACCAATTATTACGATATTAGGCATATATCCTTCAATAAGAGTACAAGAACTAAATGGGAGACATCTTTGAGCTTCATACTTTGAAATGACGCATTCGTCAATAGGAATATCCATTTGAGTAATCATATATAACTCTTCAAAAATTTCATCACAAACGAAAGCTGTAATTCCATCTTTTCCTTGAGAAGCCGATTTACCAAAACGATTATAGTGAATTCCATTAAGATAAAACCCTTCATCTAAGATTCTTTTTAACTCTTTTTCTGTTTTAGGGTTCTTTTTGGCTACAATTAATACCATCTCGGATATATGGGACGAAGTATATCCTCGCAATCTTTTTATTTGGTCAAATATTATTGAATCACCTTGTTTTATAAGATATTCGTTTGACATAGCTTCATTTTTATCAATTTTAACATCATATTCTTGTTTAATAATCTCCCTTATAGGAAGTTTCATCATTGTGTATTGAATCTTAGCTATAACTAATCATCGCCTTTCCTCACGATTCTTTGTTTTTATTTTTGTTATTACGAATTATAGAAGTTTGCTTTTCGCAACTTCTATTAAAGCTTTCATCAGCTCTTATTCTGTCAGCAATGTCAGACAGGGTGTGAAACATTCTTGTATTTGTTTCAAAGTCTGATGAATCAATGTCTCCTGAAAATTCAGCAGGATCGGGTATGTATCTATCTGTTATCATGTGTTATTTGTATTTTCCTTTCTTAATTACATAATTTTCTTGATTTTTACTTAGACAAATGATATAATTATAATTGTCTAGATATTTTTTTGCGTTGTTTGCCATATTCCTCCTGCCGGATAAAGGAGGAACTTAATGACGATATGTCGAGACATATTATATTTGATATTGCAAATCAATCATATTTATATATTCTCCTTGCTTTTTACAAAAAGAACGAAATTAATGTATTGTGTTCACTTATGTTACACATCACTGCCTTTCTGAAATTTTTAATGTTGTAGTTATTCGTCAAAGAATTAGTCATTCATATGTTCTCTTAATCCTTCTACTACACGTTGCCAATATCTTTCCTATTCTAAATCGACAGCAATAGTAAGATTTCGAGGAGTATGAGATTCTTTCTTTTGTAAATCTAAAATCAATCTTGCAATATCTACACTTGAATATTCTCTGTTTAGCAGAAAACTTTTTAGGTTACTTATTTTTATCCAAGCCTCACTCCGTAAAACAATAGAAGACCAATTATCATCATACACAAACTTTTTCCCACTTGGTGTTTGATTGAAATATTTCTTTAGATAATAAGCAACTGGTTTGCCCAAATCATTTGTGGGTGGTTGCCACATTGGTGAAAAATAATCTGTATGTTTTATATATACATCATTCTCCTTTAGGAAAAGAGATGATTTATTTTTCTTGGGAATGTAATCTACACTACATAATTGTTTAATTCCTTTGAGTTCCTTGGGTTTGGTTAATTTTGGTTCTCCAAAACGTCTAAACTGAATAACTGAATAACCTATATGTGAAGATATCAATAGATTATAAACTTTATCAGGGTCTGTACAAGTCCAACCTATTGGCATTATAAGTTGTCCATGATAATCTTGATAATCTGCATATTCATAATACACACCATCACTTTCGTCCTTAGATATTCTCACATATATACGACCGGATGGAGTTATGTGTTTGTAAATTTCTCTATGTCTATAATCATATCCGATAAAATCTCCCGTTTTAATATAATCTATATATTTCATATACGACATATCTGTATCTCGTTCTATTGAAACAACTGATTTATCATTAAAACAGGGGATGGGGAGAGTGTCTTTTGTGTTTGCGTAAAGTCTCATAATTGTATCATCTGAAAATGTTACTTTGTATCTATTCATTTAGTTTTCCTTTCTTAATATATTATTCTCCGTGAGAAAACGAATTTTGATTAATCTTTATAATTGCCGGTCAACTCACCAAAAGATTCAACATTGTAAATTTGCAACATTTTATGAATTGCCCATTCAATCTCTTGTTCATAACCCTCTTTATTAAGGACATATATATTAGGAGTATTTTGTGGTGGTTGAGAGGGGTCTGGTTGAATACTTCCGACTTCTTTTTTTATAAGAAGTGGTTGTTTATCATCAACATTAGAAGTCAAATATGAAAGACATTGATTAAGCGTATCTTTAGACATTGACAAATCTTTAGCCATAGATTGCATACTTCTCCAAAACGCTTCTGGTCGAGTTTCGGGATTATACATAATTTCCTCATTGTCGTTTTTCTTTGGACGGATATATATGTATGAGTTGATATAAAGAAATGCCATTAATATATTCTCTTTATTAATACTCGATTCGCCCATCATTATAAAATCCAATTGAGATGAAGTGATTTTTGAAAAATTTTCAGTTGCATCGAAATTTTGACATATTATATCCATTTGAATACAATCCGTATATCCAGTGTTGTAAATATCAAAGTCAGAAGTAATATTAATCAAATTGCTCTCATTCAAAAATAACAAACACTTGATTATCTCATAAAATATCTTTGGCTTGTGTCTTGTTTGCTTATAACCACACAAATCAAATATTTCTGAAATAACAATATAAGACGAATCCTCATAACTTCTATGTCTGTCTATCAAAAT